TCATGACGATGATGAGTGGTGCATCCTCGCTGGAAATATTCCGCAAGGACTTCCGTGAAATGATGGACAACCCATTCATTTCTACGATCCTGATGGACATTGACTCTCCGGGTGGATACGCCGACATGGTTCCCGAAATGGCGCGGGAGATTCGTGCCGCGCGGGGATACAAGAATATCGTGGCGGTTGCCAACACGTCTATGAATTCGGCAGCCTACTATCTTGGCGCACAGGCATCGCGTGTGTATGCCACTGACTCTGCACAGGTTGGCTCTGTGGGGGTTATCTTGGTACACACCGATCAGTCCCGCAAGGATGAAATGGAAGGTGTGAAGAACACCTTTATCACTGCGGGGAAGTACAAAGCTGAGTTGGCACAGCCGCTCACAGACGAGTCCCGTGGTCATCTACAGGAACATGTCGATGCACTGTATGAGGATTTCGTCAACGATGTTGCTATCGGTCGTGGAACCGATAGTGAGAATGTCCGTGAGAACTACGGACAGGGAAGAACCATGCTTCCCAAAGACGCTCTCGATGCGGGTATGATCGATGGCGTTGCAACGTTCGATTCTGTCCTTGGTCGTCTAATCGAAAGTGGGGGTGATATTAGGGCGCTAGACACTAGCTCTCCTGTGCCGGTTTCGGCACAAAGCAATACGGTCGGATTTGTTCCTATGGTTACAACTTCGGCTAGTCACACAAAAATGTCAGTCGATTTCGACAAGGAACATTCGGAACCCGGTACAGGTCAAGGTGGTGAACCAACACCACGTGAAGCACCCGAAACAGGCGACCCGGCAATCGAAGGAGGTTGGAGGCGCGATCCGCCACCAGTAGCCTATGAATTGGAGGATGAAGAAATGAATAGAGAATGGCTTGAGGCTAGGGCTAAGTCCCTTGGCATCGAGTTCAGCGATGCAGTCAGCGATGAGGATTTGCTTAACGGCATCGCTGGTCGTATCGATGAGGTTGTTGTGCCGATGGCTTCCGCTACTGCGGAGGCTGAGAAGCAGCGTGAGTTCATCAAGGACTATCCCGCAGAGGCTGCAAAGCTTGCTGAGTTGCAGGCTCGCAATCGAAAGTCTGAGGCTCATGAGTTCGCAGAGGGCTTCCAGACTTTTACAGAGGATTCCAAGCGCGGATTCTCCAACGTTGTTCGTGAGAAGATCGAAGATGCACACCTGAAGATTTCCGAGCGCACCTTTGCTCATGAGGATCTTCAGAACCTCTTGGACGCGGCGACTAGCACTACGGCAATCGTCACGTTTGGTGAGGAAGGATCAGCACGGGCAGCGGACGGTGAGACTTTTGCGCCTGGAAAGGATATGCAGGAGACTCGTAAGCTAGTCGCTGATCTGGTTCGGAATGCAATGACAGAGGATGGGATGGATCGCACGTCGGCAATGAATCATGTTGCCAATCAGCATCCCGACCTGTGGACTGCTTACGTCGAGAATAGGTAGAAGGGAGGATAAGAATGGCTCCTAGTAAGACTCGGAACTACATTCAGGATAAGGGCTATAACGCGGCTGCTGCATTGACGAAGTTTCGTGCAGTGAAGTTCTCGGCTGCGGAGACGGTCACTCCCGTGACGGCTGATACCGACGTTATCGCCGGTGTTGTGCAGCATGATGTTACGTCGGGGGAAATCCTGAAGGGCAAGGGTGCATCCATTGCGGTCGAGGGCGATACCCTCATGGAGTGCACTGGCAACATTGCAATTGGCGCACTTGTTGTTGTGGCGGCTGACGGTCGTGCAACTACGGGAACCGCTGGTGACCGGATTATCGGTCATTGTGTCGAAGCCAACGCTGATGGTGCAGGCGGATACGCACGTGTCCATCTGAACCCGGCTGGCGGAATCCATCCGTAAGGGGGGTGAAGTAGACTATGATGTATGATCCTGGTACTCTGTATGTCGATCCGATTCTGTCGGATTTCTCGGTCGGCTACAGGCCCCCTGGCTTTGTTGGACTTTCACTCATGCCAGAGGTTGCTGTTGATACACAGTCGGGTCGCTACCGCGTGTTCGATCGTTCCAATCGTGTGAGGTTCTTCTCACGTCGTGAGCCTGGCACGGTTGCCAACGAAGTGCGCGGTGGGCGTTGGAGTGAGGATACGTTCAAGACCGTTGAGCATTCGTTGCAGGCTGCGGTTGCGGACGAGGAAAGGCAGCAGCTTACTTCGCAGGGAGGACTCGCAAACTCGCAGAACGGTGGCGCGTTGGCGATTAACCCTGAGCAGGATGCTGTGTCTCTGATTGTTGACTCACTCTCGCTTGAGCATGAAATCGCAACGGCTGCGTTGCTTCGCAATACCGCAACGTATCCGGTCGGCAACACTGTGACTCTTGCAGCGGCCGATCAGTGGGACAACTACGCTGGTGCAACGTCGAACCCCATCGACATTATGAGGGCTGCAATCAATAAGGTCACGGTTGCAACTGGCGGGATTCCGCCGAACCGCCTGGCGATGGGCAGCATGGGTACGACGTGGCTTGAGAACCATCCTGACCTAGTTGCTCGTTTCACCAACTTCGCTCTTACTCAGCCTGGCGCTTTCCAGGCTCTTACGGGCTTTGAAGGTGAGTTCGTCTTTATCGGTGACGATAACTACAACGACAACGACATTCAGGAGTCCACTGAGTCTCTTGTTTCTGCATGGGGCAAGGACGTGTGGCTTGGTTATGTCAATCCCAATCTCGACCAGAATGATCGTTCGTTCGGCAAGACGTTCGCTCAGAGGTATCCTGATGGTTCTACTCGGCCGACTGACCGTTGGCGCGAGGAACCGCGGAAGTCGGATCTGGTCAGGACTTCATGGAAGTGGGATCTGAAGGTCACGATGGCGTCTGCTGGTTATCTGATCAAGGACGCTTTCAGTTCTACCGCTTGGTAATAGGAGAGGATGACAATGGCTAAGATGTATGCATGGTCTACCATCTACAATGGTGGCGAATCACAGGAAGGCCGCGATGGTCGTAAGATCATCATGAAGCGGAACGTCGTTGAAGCTGGCAGTGAAGTTACTAAGTCCAAGCTTGGAGTCTCTGACGAGGAATGGAACGCATGGATCGAAAGTGGAACCATTCGTCCCTATCCCTTCCCTAAGAACATGCAGGATGGCGAGTCTCCCGCAAGTGCAGTTATGCGTGCGCTCACTAGAGGGCAGGGCGAGGTTAGCTCCGACATGCTGATGGAGCTAGCGTTGTCCCATCCCCCTGAGGGACTACTGCATACTGCATCTGAGGAAGCTGAGTCTGACGTAATCGCAGGTGCATAATGGCGTTTGTCGATGATGGCGATGTACAGATCCATCTGCCATACGACAAACTAAAGATCGAGGCAATCCCTGACGATCTTACTAAAGCGAAAGCTGATGCCGAACGGATCGTCAGGGGTTACCTAAGTGGAGTTATCGACTCAAGCGTAATCGCATTGTGGACTACGCCTGCCGGGACTCCTGAAATCATCCGGGCAATTACCGGAAGATTCGCTGCTGCACTGATCTATCGACTACGCTTTTCTGAGTACGGATTGACTGATCCTGAGTACGCACAGAACAAGTACAACGAGGCTATGTCCCTACTCATGAAGATCATCGATGGGACAATCACTATCCCCGGTACCGATCCTGGTACCGTGTTCGACAATACGTACTTCCAGCCTAACTCAACGTTTGCCGATCCCGTGTTTGCAATGGGGGATCAGTATTAATGCCAGTCATTACAAACTTTGTTTGGGAACCTGATCCAATAGTCTATGCCAATAGCATGATGAACGTGGCTACGGCATTGGAGAATAGAGCAGTTCCACTTGCAGCAGCGAGTGAGGCTGTTCAGATGGATATTAGGGAACGGTTTGAAACTGAAACCGATCCACAGGGTAACAAGTGGCAGCCGTGGGCAGACTCGTATGCTCACTATGCATCTATCTTTCCAAACAAAGGAATTTTGCATCAGACTGGTGCATTGGAGGAAGCTGCTACTTCCTCTGAAGCTATCCAATTCACCCATAACAGTGTGTTCTATCGTACCGGAAACTTGCCTAGTCATGGTCTGGAACATGAGACGGGGAACCTGGACAGGGAACCTCCACTGCCGCAGCGATCCTTCCTCGGCTTGTCTGACGAGGCAAGGGGTGTCATCATCGGTAACTTCTACGAATGGTTCGACGGCGCGATCAATCTGTTTGTTACGTCTCGGGGAATGGTAGGGCGTCGGCATGCCATTACTGGTTTGGTTCCCGGAATGCGAGGGCGTCCATTCGTCCCGCGTTCGTCTGTAGGCAAGGCTCCGCTCCCGCGCAGATAATCGATGGCTCAGGACTACTATGACATTCTCCAACCCTTCGATTACATCGTTAGATTGCTCGATGACAACAAGGCTACCCTGGGACTGCGATACGTTGCACAGAACGATGAAGAACTCATCCCGGAGTATCCGGCCGCATTGGTGCAGTGTGACAACACTGAAAGAATCCTCCATGCGACTCAGCAATACTATGTTGGTTGGAGTATCGACCTGTGGATCTTCCATGCTGAAATGTCAATCAGTCAGGCAGAGCGATCCCGAAAGGATATCGAACTAGCCACAGCTATCAGGAAGCTTCTACATACCAAGTCTACGATGGATGGGCATATCATCTTCGGGTTCGTGACGAATGAAATGCCTGGAATGCTAGCTAATCGGGCAACCAACACGGCCATCGTGACCACACGTATTATCTGGCAGGGTCAGAACCGTGTTCGATTTGAAGATGCATAGGAGGGTAGAATGGCATACAAGCTAGAGGTCGATCATCCTGACTTCCCAAAGGACTTTGAGTTTGATCTAGATGGAATCCTTGTGAAGAATAAGGGATCGCGCACTCTGACTGAAGATGAGGAACAGGCGTTTCTCTCAAAGAACTTCCGTACTGTGAAGGAAGTGTACGGTCACAGTACGATTGTTAAGGTTACAGGAACAAGTGAACTGTCGTCCAAGGAAGTCAAGGCAATTAAGGAAGGGGGTGAGGGTTAATGCCAGCGGGTCTTGGTGGTGGTGGTAAGGTAGGTATTGCGTTTGAAACTACGATGGGAACGTATGCTGCTCCTACCGTTTTCGTTCCTGTGCTGAGTGAGAGTCTGAAGTACACCGAGGACAAGTATTACTCGGAGCAGATTCGTCAGCAGACTATCGTTTCCGACGTGAAATCCAGTTACTACCACGTCGAAGGCGATATCGAAATGGAGGTTGATCCGACTAACCACCCGTATTGGCTGTATGCCTCTCGCCATACGCCGAGCAAGACGGGTGCAGGGCCGTTTGTCTACAAGTTTGTGCCCTCGTCGGCAGGTTCTGCTTCTACGGCAGCAGGTACGACTACGGCAAAGACTATCTCAATCACTGTCGTGCGTAACGGTATTGTCTTTGGTTACACCGGCTGTGTGGTTGGTAGTTTTGAGTACACCATCGAGGATGGCGTCCTTCGCTGCACGATGAGTGTTCTTGGACTTGCAGAGGCGGTGCAGTCGGCTCCGACTCCCACGTGGCCTGCGCCTGATCTTCTTGGTGCAGATGCTCACCACGTGTACCTTGCTGCGTCGGGTGTTACACCGACGTTCGGTGCAGTCGATGTTAACTTCAACGGATTCACCTTCCGTGCGAACCATAACGCGGAGGCACAGAATAGAATCCGCGCAGATCGTAGTGCTAGCTACATCAGCTTCGGTGTGACTGAGGCTGAGATTGAGTCAGAGTTGGACTTCCTGACTCGTACCGATTACGACAACATGGTGGCTAACACTACTAGGGCAATCAAGCTTGAATCCACCAATGGTGGCGGAACCTTGGCTGCTGCAACTAGCGGAATCATTCTACAGGGTAACCGTGTCTCTTACGATGCCTATGACATTGGCCTGGAAGGAATGGGCGATCTGATCATGGCAGGATTCACGGGGCGTATCATTGGTATTGCGGGTGGAGACGCCTACGAGATTTCGGTCAAGTCTCCTGCCGCCATTACGTAGTATTAGATAGGAGAGGAACATGCCAAGAGCTACTGTAAGTCAGGATAGAGATAGGTATGATCTGAAGTCCTGCCCTGGTGGTTTCGTGGAGCTACGTACTCTCAGCTTCCATGAAATGAATATGCGACAGGATATCGCCGCTCGCATGTATCAGGAGCAGAAGGTTAGCAACGTTAAGCGTGGAGCGACGGACGAGGTTATCCGTGGCTACTTTGAGATTATGAACGTGGCCGTCACGGAGTTTGAATTCCGTAACTGCATCACTGATCATAACCTTGAAGATGAGAACGGTGCACCTATCGACTTCACTCGTCCAATGCAGTCCTGGCGTCTCGACCCGAAGATCGGTGCTGAGATTGCAAGGTACATCGATGATCTGAATAAGGATGAGGATGAGTCTGATCTGGCCCCTTTGCCGATTGCGCTTTCCTCATCCTCATCGGACGGGGAGAGCGAGTTCCAGACCTCTATGAACGTGACGTAATACAGGAAACGTATCGTTGGTTGCGTATTGGATCAATATGCAAGCAACTGCATGTTTTACCACGTTCAGGAGGGGTCTTGGATCAGCCTGCGTATGAAGTTCGTCGGCTAGAAAAGATCCTCTCAGCCTTCGGACGGTACGAAGAACATCAATCTAAAAAGTCCAGCGTGCGCGAGAGGAATCGCGCACGTCATGAGCCTGCAATCATAAGGACGGAGACTCCTTAGCATGCCAATGCGTATGGGCGAAATGATGGTTGTCGTCCGTGCAGAGGACTTCGCTTCACGCACCCTCCGCAGAGTCAGCGGAGAACTTGCAGGCATGTCTAAAGCGCAGCAGATGCAGCGTGCTTCGCAGATGGCACAAGTAGAGTCTGCTCGTCAGCTTGATAGACTGATGCGTGCTAGTGCGATGCGCGGTAACCTACAGGTACTGGCGCAGCATGCCGCACTGACAGATAAGGTTGCAGCGGCAGAGGCAAAGAGAGCCAAGATTGCATCGACCCTCGCTGTGCCCGCTCGTTCCTCTGTGTACCGCAGAGCCGTTGCAGACCTGGCAAGTCTACAGGCAGCACAGGGGAAGCTTTCGGGTCAGATTGCAACCATGCCGAAGTCAATGCAGAGGTTGCAAAACAAGTGGGGAGATATAGCCGCCGCTAGTAACAGTGCGGCAGTTGCCCAAAGAGCGGCAGGTACGGGACTGGCGCATTCAGCACAGAATGTAAATACGCTAGGACGTGCAATCTCTCGCTTGCCCATCGATAGGCTGGATGATATCGGACATGCAATGGGTGGTATCGGCCGAACTATGCAGTTGTTCGGAGCTATCACGACTACCGCCTTTGCATTGTCTGCTAATGCCTATGCGAACTTCAATAGGCAGGTAACTCTCGCAGCTACTCAGACAAGGGCGGTCGGTGCCCCGCTTGCACAGACTGCGGCGAATGCTAATCGTCTGTCTCATGAGATTCTCAATCTCATGCAGGAGTTTCCTGCATCGGCCGATGACATGTCGAAGGCTGCTTACGATATCTTCTCGTCCATCGACGTGTCATTTGGTACTGGCGTCAAGCTGCTGCGGGAGTTCAACAAAGTCGCCGTTGCCGGTGGCGTCGATCTAGCTACGGCTACGAATGCCGCTATCACAGTCCTTGAGAACTTCGATATCCAACTTAGGGATCATGGTCAGATAACTCAGACTACCAATGATCTGATGGAGCGTATGTTTGCCATCGTCCGTTTCGGACGTATGACCTTCTCTGAGTTGAAGGACATGCTCAACTCTGTGGTTCCTGCGGCAGTCGGTGCACAGCAGAGTTTCGATGATGTTGCAGGCGCGATGGCTTTCCTAACTCGTCGGATGGCTCCATCCCGCGCAGCAACTGCGCTGGCAAGGTTGACTGACGTATTTATCAATCGAGAGTTTCAGGATGGTATGAGGAAGGCCGGTCTTGCGATTGAGGATGTAAACCACAAGCTTCTGCCCTTCCCTCAGATCATTGAAAAGATCGCAGCACTGAATCCTAAGCGTCTGAATACGATCATCCAAACCATTACGGCTTTCGGTGCAGGACGGGGTAAGGGACGCGAGTTCACTGTGCAGGCTCGTCGTGCGTTGACTCCGCTCATCGCTGGTCTTGAGGAATACCGTCGTGTGCAGGGTAACGTAGTGAATGACAACGATGAGTTCACAAAGTCATTCGCTGCTATGTCACAGACGATGGGCGTCCGTTGGCAGATATTCCTCAATCAGCTAAAGGTACTCATCCTGTACATCGGTGAAGATGCACTTCCCGTCTTTGTCGAGATTGGTGAAACCATAGGTGGTTGGGTTGACAAGTGGAAAAGCCTAGATGAAGGTCTGCGAGCCAACATCGTTAGATGGGGAGTTGCAATCGGTGTAGGCACCCTCCTGC